TTTTAGTGCATCCTGTGCTTTTTTTAAATTATTAACAAAAGAAAATCCATATGGTTCAGTAATGTTGAATTTAATTTCAGTTGTGTTAGTGTTACTCTGGTTATCTTTACCATTAGTTGATGTTCTAAATGATAGGTTGTCCATAGCATAGTCAAATGAAAATCCCGGAGCACGATTTTCTTGTGTATTGTTAATGCCGCCGCTTTGTGCTACTAAAAACGCGCCGCCCGAATTTTTATATCCGCCGCCTGCTGCCGCAACATTAAGAGCATTGACTGTTTTTCTACCGGATTGAATAAATGCATCATACCCATCTGGAGTAATCATGTAAAGACTTAGCTGATACGTGTAACTAGAGCAATAACCCAAGGGGTTCTTTAATCTTTTGCCCGGTGGTTGAGTCTTTGATACTTCTGTCCGTAAAGAAGGTGAAGTGCTGTCTGCACTAGCCTGAGAACCTGAGCCAGCCGGGGGTGCCGCAGTGCCGGTTGCACTACCTGGTGGAGTAGAAGGAGGCGCGCCAGTTGAGCCAGCTGGGTTAGCTTGCTTGGCACCACTGTCATCGCTTGCTGCTCCAGTTAAGGGAGCTTTAGTGGCTGTACCGGTACTAGTAGTTGGCGCTGCATTTGATGTTACAACTGCTGCATTTGCTGTTGGCGAAGGGGGCGGAGTAGGTGCGGGCGGTGGCGGGGTTGGGGGAGGCGGGGGTGGCGGCGGATCTGCTTCTCCTCTAGCCTTTCTTGCGGCTGCTTCTGCTGCATTATCTGCTTTAATAGCTTGGTCAGCAGGGCCGTTTGGATTTAGTAATGAGATTGCCCGCTTAAGACGTTCCTGCGTCTTGATGGCAGAAGCGATTAGTGCAGTATCAGGGTTTGCCTTGGCTCGCTCTGCTGCTATGTAAAGCTCGTCGTATTGAGTAATTGCCTTCTGCATACGTTCTTGAATTGCTGCTAGATCATATGCCGGACCATAGGTGTAGCCATCGACTATTACCTTGATTTTTTGTCCATTTGTGTCTAATACTATGCCTCGAGCAAGGGTAAGATTTTGAATAGACGACATTTTATAGCCCCAATGCAGTGTTCAACGCTGTTTGAGTAGGTACATAAATTCCGACACCTGCTTTAAAGTCAAAGTAAGGATCAGGTCCTAATCTATTAGGATTTCGTGCAGCAAATACCCACCACAATCTAGCATCGTTGTATAAGTCGAATGCTAATAGGTCAGGTCGATACTGATAAGTTTCCTGTAGCACCATATATACATCGCTAGGATTTTGTGGTATGGGACGGGCTATCATTACATCTAAGAATTTATTTTCTACTATATTAGTGCTATAGTATGGACTAGCTGGTCCGTATAAACTTTGATTTGACATTACCACATACCTCCGCCAGGAACTCTAGTGCCATTGAGTAATGCACCAGATGCATAATCACGTAGACTGAATCTATTCGATACTGAATTTCTGCTCATTATCGGTACACAAGTGATAGACATCTGAATTCTAGTAGGAACCCAGGTAACTGTGTCGTTTCCGGGGCTAGTACTAAAATTAGGGCCCGGACCTTTGCCGCCTTTGCCTACACCCGATCCTGCTAATCTATTGTCGCTAGCAGTATATTTTGATGGTTTAGGCGTGCCAGCTGGACTTGCACTTGTTGTTTTGATATAGTCTACGTCATCAGGTAGTGTATATGAGAAACCTTGAATTGCTAGGGGATGCGCTGCAAACTGATATCCGCCCATACCAAACATGTAGCATAGGGGAGGAGGAGTACCATTTTTAGGATTAGAATCTTGCCCGTAGAACATCTTAGTCATGGAACGGAAGAAGTGAATTACTGCCAATAGATAGTTAGCCTCGTAAGTGTCCTGTGCAGTAAAATTACAAGAGAGCGAAACTGCGTCTACTCCACTTCCGGAATATTGGAATATCTTATAGTTACTATGAACTATGTTAGTCTGCTCATAGTTAGCTGCGTAGTTTACAGAAATAGAAGGTGTATATGGGAAGATTACACCGTCAGTTTCTAAGAGTGGTTTTAATATACCAGGATCTGGTTTTGCGTTGTACAAGTATTCGCTATCAGGAGCAAGAGATAGTCGAACTCGCCAATCTTCTTTAGCAGCAAAGTTTGCTTGGTCTTGTGCAGTTGCTTCACCTTGTGCTTCAAGCGTCGGTGCTTCAACTGATGAGAAATCAGGCGGCGGAGAAGCTGGTACTGCTAAGGTGTCGGTTATTGATGGCTCCTCAGTAACAGTCAGTGAAGGGTCGCCGCTAGTAACTGAGATAGGTTCGGCACGACCGGAGATTGGATCTACATCAGCAGTAATAGCAATAGGGTCTGGCTTAGTTTTAAGTATAGGATTGGGTGCTGGGTCAGGGTCCGGTAATGCCTTAGGATTGAAATTATCGGGTGTTACGGCAACTGGGGCTGGCCGAGTGTCGGGTAATGCAGTAGGATTGAAATTATCGGGTGTTACCGCAATGGGGTCTGGACGAGCAGCAACGGTTGTTTGCTGTGTCTTGATATCTGCATTAGTCGTTTGCACCATTTGACTGAGGCTAGCTATAAGAGTACTGACTTTACCATTTGCCCCTACATAAAAATTCTTTTTGCCATTAACCGAAAGTCCGGTAAAGTTTTGAATGCCGAACGGATCTAAAAGTTCTTTGGTCTGTGAAGTAAGGCTTGAGTCTACTTTAATAGACGTAGTTGGAGTAGGTCCTGAATATACGACTGAATCACCGTCTTTAAGGGTATAGGTTGTCTTGCCAGCTGTACTAGATGCAATTAATGTCCAGCCATCGGTACTAGTAGTCGCGGTATACGTTGTTGCCATTCGTTATTCTCACTATAAAGTCATGATAAATAGACTTACTCAATAGTATTTATCGCAGCAAAAAACCGCTAAATTTACCCTAAACTGTTGCATTTTTGCAACGGTATGAGTATAATGTAATCTAAGAATAGGGAATTCATATTAATGTTACCTGCAGTAAAAAAGCCAAAAAAGATAAATTATCTAAACAACAAAGACATTCTAAAAGAAATTCACACAAGTAAAAATTCATATTGCTCTTTCGTAGATCCAGAGTATCATCGATATGACTTGATTATTGATAAGCCAGATAGTGATATCATCACTTCATTAACATACGCCGGTAAGCCAGCTCAAATCAAAGCTGCTAAAGAAGTTAGAGCCGCAAGATTGTCAGTAGAGGCTGGGGAAAAGATTGACCCAAAGACTATAGCGACTACCGATTTAATTTTCAGAGTCATGACTTGGGATCACGTTCCGGTAGCACAGAAGCAACCTAGAAAAACAGTAAAGAAGAAGACTGCTAAGGATATCTTCGTATTCATCGATGATGATAATGATGACTTTTCAGATTTAGAAGACAAGGCTCTTAAAGCAGAAGTTGAGGACATGGTTCATGTCAAAGTAAACTTTCCACCATTCCAACACTACAAGCTTGATGACACCGGCTCTTGGGTTTGTGTTGGTAAGAGTCACTGGGAAGGTGGTATGGAGAATGGATTCTTCAATAAAGATCATGGAAACCTCACAAACAAGCTAGCTCGTATGTACATGATGCTTTGCGAGAAGTATGCAATGAAGTTTAACTGGCGCGGATATACCTACAACGATGAAATGAAGGCTAGCGCAATCTTACAGCTAACTTATGTAGGGCTAAGATTCAACGAAGCAAAAAGTGCTAACCCATTCGCTTACTACACCGCTGCTATCACTAATAGCTTCTGCCGTGTATTGAATACTGAGAAGCGCAATCAAAACATCCGCGACGATATCTTAGAAATGAATGGTCTAAACCCAAGCTTTAGTCGCCAAATGAGCGGCAAACCGATAGGTCAAGGGCTTAAGCAATAAGGTAACCAGTTTCGTTGCTTTTCTTTAACAAAGGCGCTATATTGATACAATGAACAATCTATTCAAGAAGGCTGCCGTCTTCACCGATATTCACTTTGGCTTAAAGTCAAACAGCTTGCAACACAATCAAGACTGTTTGGATTTTGTCGATTGGTTTATATTAAAGGCAAAAGAAGAAGGCTGTGAAACTTGCTTGTTCTTAGGTGATTGGAATCACCATAGAGCAAGTATTAACATTCACACACTACAGTACGGCTTACGTGCTTTAGAAAAGATGAACAATGCCTTTGAAAAGGTGTACTTCATCCCCGGGAATCACGATCTTTATTATCGTGACCGGCGTGATGTTCACAGTGTTGAGTGGGCTAATCATTTACCTAATGTGGTAATCGTTAACGATTGGTTTAACGAAGGAAATGTAGTCATTGCACCATGGCTTGTCGGCGATGACTACAAGAAGTTGGCGAAGATGAAGGGTAAGTATTTGTTTGCTCACCTTGAACTTCCCAACTTCTACATGAACGCAATGGTTCAGATGCCCGATCATGGCGAACTCAATGACAATGACGTTACTGGATTCGAAAAGGTATTCAGTGGTCACTTTCACAAGAGACAAGCTAGAGGCAACATCTGGTACATCGGTAATGCTTTCCCGCACAACTACGCAGATGCAGGTGATGACGCTCGTGGTATGATGATTCTCGAATGGGATCAGGAGCCAGAGTTTCATGCTTGGCCTAATCAGCCCAAATTCAGAGTTTACAAGCTCAGTGATATACTTGATAACCCAGAGGGCTTGCTACTTCCTAAGACATATGTTAGAGTGCATCTTGATATTGATATTTCGTATGAAGAAGCTAACTTCATTCGTGAGACTATGATACCAAAACATGAACTAAGAGAAATGACACTTATTCCAATGAAGCTTGAAGGGGTCGGCCAAGATATGGCTCCTGGCGAACTAAAGTTTGAAAGTGTTGACCAAATCGTCATCGACCAAATCACTTCAATTGAAAGTGATTTCTATGATAACAAAATGTTGTTAGAAATTTATAGGAACCTGTGATGAGTAGAGCCAGCAACCGGCATGTTTGGGTTTTTAGGGAGATGCGTACCGGGGGAACAGCGTTCTCCGCTGAACTGTCGGCAGTATTAGCCAAACAGTTTAACTTTGTTATAGAATCACTTGATGATGCTATTATATCACCTGATGTACTTAATCATACACATAACTTCGATCTTATTGAAGATGTGGTAAAGATTTGTAATCCTATATTGATTCGGGTAACTCGCAGGAACAAAACTCAACAAATGTTGAGCAAAAATGCAATCTTGCATTCAGCAAAGGTAATGCCTGACAGAGCTATCGTCAATATACAACCTGACACCACAGAAGAACAATTAACTGGGTTTGATGAATTAGTTAAAAATCATCCTGTTACTATTGAAGAAAAAGATGTAATTGGATTTGCAAAACAACATTTAGAATATGACTCTCTTTGGAAAAAGCATGGTTCGTTAGTAGAAAACACAACTATATATTACGAAGATTTGTTGAATCCAATATCTTTACCCATATTAGATTTACATAAGATCAGTTTTCTAGACAACAGGAAGCATACTGCTAAGTTACCAAAAAAATACAAAAATAGATTATTTGCCAATATCACTGAAATAGGACAATGGATGGAAAAACATTATTATGAGCATCGTACTTAAAAATATTACCCTTAGGAACTTTCTAAGTATCGGTGCAGTAACACAAGCAGTTAACTTCGATAGCAAGGAACTTACGCTTATTCTTGGTGAAAACCTTGACCTAGGTGGTGACGGTGCTAGAAATGGTACAGGTAAGACAACTCTTATTCAGGGTCTTACCTATGTATTGTTCGGCAATCCTATCAATCAGATTCGCAAAGATAACTTAATCAATAGAACGAACGGCAAGGGTATGATGGTTACTCTTGAATATAGTTCTGCCGGTATTGAGTATAAGATTGAACGCGGTCGCAGACCAAATATTCTCAAATTCTATGTTAACGGTGAAGAACAGAAGGACGATACAGCAGATAGTGCCCAAGGGGAGAACAAGGATACGCAAAGAGAAGTTGAGCGTACTCTGGGTATGACTGCGGACATGTTCAAGCACATTGTTGCGTTGAACACCTATTCTGCGCCATTCTTGTCATTGCCGTCAGGTGACCAAAGAAAGATTATTGAACAGCTTCTTGGTATCACGTTGCTTTCTGAAAAGGCTGACTTGATTAAAGAAAAGATTCGCATTAATAAGGACTCTATCCAGCAGGAAGAGTTTAGAGTTAAAGCGACCGAAGATGCTAACAAGCGTGTTCAAGAACAGATTGACAGTTTAAAGCGCCGCCAAACTCTTTGGCAGAAGCAGCATGACGAAGCACTTAACAAGCTTATCGCCGACTATGATGAACTTAGCAAGATTGATATTGAAGTTGAACTTCGTTCACATAAAGACTTAGTTGTTTACAATGACCTAAAGAGAAAGCAAGAACAGTATGATGCTATTCTTGCCCGCCAGATTGCTTGGAAGCAAAAGCGTGACAATGACATCGCTGCCCTTCAAACGCAATATGACACATTAAGTAATATTGATATTACCGCAGAGTTACAGGCTCATTATGACTTAAAGATATATGAAGCTAACAAGATTGAACTTGAAAGTTTACACAAGACCATTAAAGCACTTGAAGCTTCGCTTAAGAAGGATCAAGCACTTGTACTTAAATTGCAGGAAGAAATCAATACTCTTGAAGAAAACAAATGCTATGCGTGTGGTCAAGACTTCCATGATGAAAGTCATGCCTCAGTAATTAGCAACAAGCGTGACTTGTTGATTGTTTCTGAAGGTGATCTTGCCCAAACCCAAAATGATTTAGAAAAAAATAAAAATTCAATTTATGTTTTGGGCGAGAAGCCAGTAACGCACTACGCCACTGAAACAGAAGCTATCAAGCATAGTTCAGAACTTGAGCGTATTCAGCAGCAGATTCAAACTAAGAATGATGAAGAAGACCCTTATGCCGATCAGTTGATTGGTCACGGAGTAGTGCTTCCCTCAATGCCGGTGACAATCTATGATACTGAGGCAGAAGCAGTCGAACATAAAACTATCGTTGCTAATCTTGAGAAGTCTATTGCGACCAAGGCAGAAGAATCTGACCCATACAGTGAGCAAATCACTGATATGGAGAAGCAGGCTCTACAGGAAATCAGTTTTGATAAGATTAATGAACTCACTAAGTTGGGAGAACATTACAAGTTCCTACAAGACTTGCTCACAAGTAAAGACTCATTCGTTCGTAAGAAGATCATCGATCAGAACTTAAGTTATCTAAATAGTAGGTTGACGAACTATCTTGACAAGATTGGTTTGCCGCACACTGTAGTATTCAAGAATGACTTGTCGGTTGAAATTACTGAACTTGGTCGTGAATTAGATTTTGATAACTTGAGTCGCGGTGAGCGTAACAGATTGATTCTTGGACTCTCATTTGCATTCAGAGACGTATGGGAAAACCTATACTATCCTATTAATACAATCTTCATTGATGAATTGATTGATTCGGGTATGGATACTGTTGGAGTTGAGAATAGTATGGCTATTCTCAAAGACATGTCTCGTAGACGTAACAAATCTATTTGGCTTGTGTCTCACCGAGAAGAACTTGCAGGGCGAGTTCCACAAGTTCTCAAGGTTGTAAAAGAAAATGGGTTTACAAGTTACAATACGACTACAGATATCGAATAAAAAAATTACAGACACCGCACAGAAAGATAAGTTATAGTATGCCATCACCCAGTAAGAACAAAGGATCAAGCTTCGAAAGAGAAGTCGCAAAGTTTATGAGCGACCTATACGGAGAAAGCTTCATTCGTGCACCTGGCTCAGGGGCATACATTGGTGGCAAGAATCAATCTCGCACACAAGTTTTACACGAAGGACAAATTCGCTCGTTCAAGGGTGATATTGTTCCCGGTCAAAGCTTTCCAAAGTTTAATGCAGAATGTAAGAGTTATGCAGACTTTCCATTTCATCAACTATTTTCAGGTGAGTGTAAAGTTATAGACGGTTGGATTGAGCAGATGATGGACGTTGAAGACGAGGGTGACTTAAACATTCTATTCATGAAGTTTAACCGTAAAGGAAAATTCGTTGTAGTACAGACTAAATTGACTTGGGTAACCGATCAATTCATGTATTACACATCTAAGAAACACGGAGATTGGCTCATCTTAGATTTTGATCTATTTTTTAAACACAACAAAGACTTAGTTAAGGCATATTCAGGTACCACACCAAGCTCATCTACAGACACCAAGTCAGATAGCATAATCACACTTAATACCTAATTTAAAAACACAGAACCCTACATTGTTATGTTCGTAAGAACCTCCTTGAGGCCGCACCACTGATGAATGCGTCCGGATCTGGAGTATGCGTGACCGTGAGGTCATGGAATACCGATAGGGCTCTCGTTAGGTAGGCGAACCCTAAATGAGTCTGTGATATACTCTGTCTTGATAATCACAGAACATGCGTTGCAGAGATGAAATATGCTCACTACAGTCCCATAAAACTTTACAGGGCAACCGGTAGCGATTAACAGCGATACGAGCTAGTTAGTCGGGGAACAGACAGCACAGGATGACGGGCCATGGCAAGGACCAAGTCTAGGTAGTGCCTCTCAGGGGCACTACCATGGCTTCTAAACCGGCAATGTATATTCCTTATAAGATAAATTGATTACTGTTAAAAACGCTATACCGAAACGAACGAAGTGAGTAAGGTATAAGTTGTTCGAAGAACAACTCCCAGAGTGAATATGGAAATAGAGAGAAATTATCTTTCTCTCTATAACCGCTCTTAGAAATACGGCAGTTGGGATTTCTTTGTGATTTCTATATGGTCTTCTACTAGCTTTCCTATGTGGTCTCGTTCCTCTGAGGACATATTCAGAATATCTTCGTAGGAAGCGCCCCCTCGCATATGCCATGCAAGGGATAACGCAGCCTTTCGTATTCCCGAAATGTCTTCTTCGTAACCTTCCAGCAGCTTTCTAATCTCCTCGGGACCCGAGTTTAGAAGCCTCAGTCGAAAAAATCAGTAGGATTTAATGTGATTGTTTGGTCGTACTTGTTTCCGCAAGCTACACAAGTAATCTGCATGGGCTTTAACTCGCTATCTTTTCTAATATTTGCGCTATATTCTCTGATTTGAATATAAAGATTTCTATCACAGTGCTGTAGGAAATCTAGAATGTATGCGGTTTCTGTTACGGGTACTGAGGGAGTGTTGATTTCAACAATAGACTTGCTTAGTAGTTCCATTGTTAGGCTAGTAATCTTTTGCAAACCTTCTTGCATAATCTTAGCCTTCTTCTCATCATCTTCAGCACTTTCAAGTTGATTGAAGATGCGCTGTAGTTCAAATTGTTGAACTGATGCTTCATTTACTTCTCTAAAAGAAAGAGGTCTAAATGAAATCGAAAGGTCACCTAAGTCAAGTGGAGTCTTGAAGTCTGGGCTAGAAAGACCAGTAAGTAATCCTGCTAGATTAATTTTGTATCCTGAGACTTCTCCACATTTCGGACATGCTGATTCGATATCCATTTCACCGTTAGGACTTGATGCTGCTTTGATAGCAACTAAAATTGCATCTAAGTCAACGTTAGATACTGCCCAAGGATCTTTGATGTTCGGGATGCAGCTTCTAATCAATTCTACTACCGCAGTTCCATTGAATAATGCGTCAGGTGTTCTTGCGGTAATTTCATCGATTGCAGTCATTGGGTAGACAGGAAGTTCGCCAGTTTCTGTTACCTCGATTGCTCCTTCAGGATAGCCTAAGCCACCTGAAGGTAACTTCATATAAACTGATGGTCTTCTGAAATATTGTCTTAGCGGATTGTTGTCCATGTGTGGGTTCCTCATAAAAAATGTGTATTGTAATTACACTAAATACATAAGATATTTAGTGGGCAAAAAAGTAGCTATTTAATTTTACCGGAACGTTTGATGAACTCAGAATTTACTCAGGAACTAGAAGAAGAATTTCGTGTTCTAGTTGAGCTACTATCTCAACATGCATCTGCCATGTCCGGCATGACAGCTTCTATGAATCAAATCACCACCGTGGTTGTTAATGCTAACTCCTCTGTAACAGATTATAATAACTCGCAGAAAAATAACGTTGATGCTATCAAACAGAACAACGCCGGCTCTACTGCCCTTCAGAGATCAAATAAGAAATACAATGAAGTAGTAAATGAAGCTAGAGATAGCTTTATTAGAGCGGCAGATGTAGGTAAGAATGCTCTAATAGGTTTATACAAAACTGCTATAAGCACACAAGAAGGCTTTGCAAAATACAATAGCACTATTAGCAAAGTCGGTGACATATCAGTTGAGCTGGGTAAAAACTTTGGAATCTTAGGAACTGCTGCTGGATATCTTGTTAAAGGCTTTACTGTACTTCTAGAGTATCAAACCCAACAAGCCGATAACATACTAAAAGCGACGGATGAAGTCGCCCGAATGGGGGCAGCCGGCACTTTCACTGCAAAACAGATATTGGATATGGGGCATGGCGCTGGTCTGACCTCAATGGAACTGGAAAAGTTAACTGGGCCAATGAAGTCTGTCAGTGGTGGATTTGTTGCTTTAGGCGGGACTACATCTGAGGGAATTAAAAAATTCGGTGAGATGGTCGCTGTTAGTGAGGATGTTCGCAGAGAATTTAAACGACTTGGTATGGGAGACAAAGAACGTAATCAGACAATGGCTGATTTCGTTTCACTAATGAACAAGTCCGGTACAGCATTTTCCGGTGAGTTAAGTTCCGCCGGGGCAGTACAACAAGCGGCGCTGCAATACACGAGACAGATGTATGTATTAGCAGATGTTTCCGGGATGTCTGTTGAAGAAGCTAAGAAAAAATATGAAGCGCAAATGTCCACTTTGGAGACGGCTCTCTATCAAAACAAGATGGAACAGGACAGAATTGCTGCTCAAAAAGCATTTGACAATGCTGATACCGCAGAAGAACGAGCAGCAGCAAGTGCTAAATTAGAAAAAATCAAAAAAGATAAAGCTGGTTACACCGCATTCAATAATGCGTTAATGCAAGCTGGGCTAGGACCTGAACAAGTCGCAGCCGCACAAAGACAATATTTTACTGGATACATAGACGGTACTAGCGCACAGTTTGCTCAGTGGGGAGTTGACCTTGATTCACTCATCACTAAAGCAAAATCAGGTGAATTGGATTCCGGCGAAGCTGCACAAGAAATAAAAACTGGGTTTCAAAGCACAGTTAACAATCTAGGGCAAACTACTATTGCACTAGACCAACAAACAGCTAAGAATATGGGATTGGGTGTCGATATGATTCGTCGCACAACCCAGCAGTCGGAAACCGATTATAAGAAACAACTACAAGATGCAGTTGGTAAAATTACTGGTAATCAATATGGTGTAGGTAAAGTAGCCGAAGATCCGGCACAAGAAGCTAGGAACGATCTCACTGAAGCTGAACGTGCTTTGCGTATAACGGCAGACTCATTTATTGCAGACTTAAACCCACTGTTAGGCAATACTGGTCTACTTAAAGGATTAGGTATTGCAGCCGCTGCCGCAACTGCAATATTCTTAGCAATTGCAGCATTTAAATTAGGCTCTGCTGGCGTAGGTCTAGTAAAGAAGATAGGTACTAGCCCCAGCTCCGGAGTCAAAGGAGCATCAAGAACTGAAATAGGATTGGCAGCAGCCAATCCAATCGAAAAAGCTGATGACGCTTCATTCGCTACTAAAGCAGTCAATGCAGAAGATACTGCAACCAAAGGAATACAATTAGCATCTGAGCCAAAATCAAGTTTGGCTGCTAGATTCTTATTTTTCATTACTGAAGGGTTAGCAGGTTTTGGAGCAGTAGCAGTCCCAATGACAGTGGGTTCAGTAAAACTAGCAGCCGCAATAATTGCAGTGGGCGCCGCCGTCGCAGCAGCTAATGTAACAATAGGTAAAGTCACAATACCATATATCGCTAAAGGTATGTCTAGATTTGAAAATCTAGATGGACCTAAGATACAACTTATGGGTCAAGCAATCGCTAAATTAGGACTTGCATTTGCTATTGGGTCAGGATCAAGCTTACTAGCCTCATTAGATTTCTTTAATGGAATAAAGGGCGGAGAAGATGCAATTGACGATATCAATAAGCGGGTCTTAAAGTTACAAGAAATAGAAATCAATAAGGATCAATTCGAAAACAATCTCGACGCATTAATAGAATTTTCTACAGCTATGTTCTTAGGTAAAGTTGCTAGCATAAAACTGGCTGACGTTAATGCAGCTAGTAATATAGTTAAAGGTGTTTCTTCGTTCTTTGGTGTAAAACCTCCACTAAGCCAAGCAGTCTACTTCTCGCACTTAGGTATGAACGTAAAAAGAACTAAGAACAATGCAGAATCATTTAAACTATTCTCCGAAGCAATGTCATCTTATAAGGGTATGGGCAGTGGACTAGACTCTATCAGTAGTTCTTTGGGTGAAGCGTTATTCAAATATTTTAATGCTAAACCGCCACTAGAACAATTTGTTGAATTTTCTAATCGAACAATTGATGAAAAGAAAGTAGAGAATGATGCAACCGCATTTACCAACTTTGTTAATGCAATGGCTAGTTACCGACCAGGACCTGGGTTCTTAGACTCTATCAGTAGCTTACTTACCGGTGGCACCTCTTATTTTAACAAAGGCGGTCCAGTTTATAAATTTGAAGAATTTGCTAATAAGGACTTTGTAAAAGATAAAAAAACTGGTGAATTTGATACTGGACTGTTAGAACAGTATGCATCTGATGTTGGTACAGAAGCCTTTATTGGAGAGTCACCCGTTGCTCCTGTAATTGATGATATAGCTGATGCAGCCAGTAATGTAGTTGATGCAGGCAAGGATGCAGTGAATGCAGCAACCGGATTTTTAGGAGACCTGGTAGATTCTGCTATTCTAAGTTTAAAACCAAAAAATGTAACTTTAGGACCTGCGGCTTTTTTCAATATTATAGATAAAAATATGCTAGGCAGGTTCTTCCTAGCAGCTAAAGATTTTGGTAAACCAATAACTATTGGCAGTGCTTATAGACCAGATTCTTATCAGGCTCAAATTTGGGTAAGAGGTACAATTCTAAAAGAAAAAGGCATTTATACTCCTGCCAGACCAAAAGATACCACTACGATTACTTATAAAGGCAAGCAATATACTGTAGAAGGTTCAGGTAAAGGAAGCAGACACTTACGGGGTGAAGCTATAGATATGAGTACTGATAGGTCAGCATTTGATCCTTATCTATTAAAATACGGATTACATCGCCCCTATAAGAAAAAAGATGCTCCCCACGTTCAACTACAAGCTAAAGAAGGTGGAGTATTCACTGGACCTGGTTCAGGTTACCCAGTAGAATTACATGGTTCAGAAATCATCGTCCCAATGAATCCTGATTCTGTTCTTATGAAACTATCTCAACTAGATTCGGACAATCTAGATGAACAAGAACTAGAAGATATCCTAATGGGTAGACAGAACGATACCAGAAATTTTGAACTATACAGTCAGTTGATATCACAACTAGATCAGATATATTGGATGGTTGATAGTACTACTGATATTGATAAAAAGATGCTCAAAGAGCAACTTTACTAACGTTAAATACTATTAAGTATTGGTAGGTAAATGGATCCAGAAGTAACTAGAGAATTAGAAGAACAACTTCGAAATTTGAATGAGATGATGTCTCAGCAAACTGCCGCTTTGACTGGAATGGCTAGAGCAATAAATGATTCTAATCTAGCTGTAAAAAATGCAGGCAACTCTACCAATCAATTAACTAAAGCTCAAAAAGAAAATGAGCAAAGTTCTAACCAAAATGCAACTGCTACCACGGCACTTCAACGGTCAAACGAGAAGTACGGCGAGGTTATGCAGAACGTATCTGCTAATTTTTCCGCCGCATATAGTTCAAGCACTAATGCATTAGGTAGTTTTGTACTATCAGTATTGGGCGCCCAAGAAGGCTTTGCAAAGTACAATTCTACTATTGGTGGGTTAGGCGATGCAGCATTTAGTGTTGGTAAAAGCTTTGGTATTTTTGGATTCATCATCGGTGGTCTATTTAAAGTAGGCTCAGAAGTATTACAGTACCAAACTCAACAAGCCGACGGTCTGCTTAATGCTACTGATGCAATTTCCCGAATGGGAGCCGCAGGTACATTTTCAGTTGAGCAAGTTAGGCAGATGGGTAGAGGTGCAGGTCTCTCCTCACTAGAACTCGAAAAACTAACTAAGCCAATGCAATCAGTGGAAGGTGGTTTTGTTGCACTAGGCGGAACAACCTCAGAGGGAATTAAAAAATTCGGTGAAATGACTGCGGTCAGTGAAGATGTCCGTAGAGAATTCAAACGTCTTGGTATGGGAGACCAAGAAAGAAATCAGGCACTTGCTGATTTCGTAACGATGATGAACAAGTCTGGTACAGCAGTATCAGGCAATTTAGCAACACAAGGTGGATTGCAAAAAGCTGCTTTAGCATATACGAGAAATCTATATGAGTTAGCAGAAATGACCGGCAAGGATGTCGAAACTGCTAAAAAAGAACGTGAAACTCAAATGGCTACTATGGAGGTTGCGCTCCAAAAAAACAAATGGGAATCCGAAAGAATCAATGCGCAAAAGAGACTACAAAACGCAACAACCGAAGAAGAACGTGCCGCCGCTAGCGCCGACATTGAGCGCATAGCTAAAGAAGAAGCTGGCTTCGAACAATTTAATAATGAACTAAAACAAGCTGGTCTAAACCAAGAACAAATCGTAGCTGCCCAAAATCAGTATCTAACTGGAACTATCAACAGAACAAGTTCTCAGTTTGCAATTTGGGGTGTCGATATGGAAGGCATGATCCAGAAATCTAAAGATAATACTTTACAAGCTGGTGAACTCGCACAGTCATTGAAAACTGGATTCCAAGACACGCTCAACACCTTTGGTCCCGCACTGGCACTAGCTCCCGAAGCAGCAGCAGCCGTCGGCGGAAACAATATAGAAATGATCGGAAGAACGACACAAATGTCGGAAACCGATTACCGCAACCAAGCAGCAGTAGCAAATGCTAATGTAGGAGCCAATCAAGCAGGAACAGGTGCCGCTGCATTAGATCCGGCACAAGAGGCCAGAAATGATCTCACTGAAGCTGAACGTTCGCTAAGATTAAAAATCGATGACTTGGCTGCTCAATTTAATCCTTTGTTAGGCAACATGGGTGGGTTAAAATTATTAGCTGGAGCAGCATTGGCAGCCGGCGCAGTACTAGCAGTAATTGCCGCCGGAGCAGCCGGATCCGCAGTTTGGTCAGGTGGAAAGTCACTCATTCAAAAAGTCGGAGGATTGTTCGGCAAGGGCAAAACATCTGATGTAGCAGATAGTGGTTCTGCATTAGCGGATACCGGAAATGATAAAGCAGCGCAAGACTTGCAAAAGGTTGCCGGTGGTTCTTCGATTGAAGTGTTCTTGCGTGGAATTACTGATGGATTTTCAGCCGCAGGTAAACAATCCGGCAACGTAATCAAAGGCGGTGCCGCATTAGCAGCTTCTATAGTTGCAATTGGGGGAGGTGTTGCCGGAGCAACTTGGATATTAGGCAAGTCATTGCCGACTCTTGCTGAAGGACTAACAACATTCAATGAAGTTGATGGTGAAAATCTAAAGCCAGTAGGGTTAGGTATGGCAGGTCTTGGTGCTGGTCTGCTAGCAATGGGTGGCAGTAAAGTATTAGGCTCAATCGGCAATCTAGTTAACTTCTTTACAGAAGAAAAAGATCCACTGGATACAGTTACATCACAAATTCTAAAAATGCAGAGTTTGGATTTTGACAAAGACAAAGTAATAGAAAATTCAGATACATTGGTAGTATTTTCTAAAGCAATGGCTAAAGTATCTGCTTTGGGTGCAGTGTCCGGCATAGGCTCTATGGTGCAGGGCATGACTGAAGGCATTACTGCATTCTTTGGCGGCGACCCTCCTTATCAAGACGTTGTTGACTTTTCTCACTTAGACATTGATGCAAAGAAAACTAAAAACAACGCCACTGCATTCAAACTGTTTTCAGAAGCGTTGTCTTCTTACGAAGGGTTAGGCAGTGGATTGGGCGCAATTAGTACTGCTTTGGCAGACTCAACGGCCAAGTTCTTTGGAGTCAAGCCTCCCTTAGAAAAATTTGTATATTTTTCTCATTTAAACATTAATCCTAAAAAGGCAGATATAAACTCTAAAGCATTCGTTGCATTTTCAAATGCAATGGCTTCATACAAGGGCGGTCCTGGACTAATTGATACTATAAGTACCTTAGCAGGCGCAGCATTTGGCAGCTTATTTGGTTTAGATGGTCCTATCGAAGCCTTTGGTAAATTTGCTAATAAAGACTTTGGACCAAATGCAGCCGCAAATGCAAATGCATTTTTGAAATACGCACAAGGCGTAGGTTTAGCACGCCAAACAAATAAAGCCGCTGAAGCCGCAGCCGCAGCGCCCGCTAGCCCAGCATCTTCGACATCCGCACCCGCAGCAGCCCCGGCAGCAGCTTCGGCAGCAGCACCGAGCGCCGGATCAGCACAGTCTACTCCAGCACCTGCTAAAGCACCAGCTGTGCAGCCCTCGGCTGCACAACCTGCAAGCAGTGCATCTTCGTCACCCGCACTTGAGAGTGATGAGAGTAATCAAATCAGTACAGGTAGTGAAAGCTCTGGAACTGAAAAGTACACAATTAACGGACGAGTAGTAGGTAAAAAAGAGTATGATGTTTTTATGTCTGCTCATCCGGAACTCAGTAAACTTTCCCGTTCTGAATCGAGTGATTTAAGTGCATTGCTTGGCGGAACCGGTAAAATTAATCCGGAAATGGCAGCTAAGATACAAATGTTAGGGATAAACGTTGACAGTCTAAACCAGCTTGCCTCTACACAATCAGGGTTAGCTGATGTTAAAATGCCAGGGAGTGAAATCAAAGCTCCGCTAAACACTAATTCAATTCTTATGAAATTAGCTAAAACAACCGAAGAAGAAATGAAAGCTACTGCAAAAACAGCTAATGCATCTAAAGCTAAACCCGCTGCCACTACACCTTCAGAACAGGGTGCAATGAACTTAGAATTGTATAGTATGATAACTGGTAAGGTTTCGAAAATGCTTGATATCTTAGAAAATACTAATAGTACTACCGACAAGAGACTTAAGGTTGCTAGAGCCTAAACTTACTAAATAAAACGAGAGCGTTACAATGGATCCAGATGTAGTAAAAGAACTTAACGAACAGATAAGGCAGCTAAATGAAATGCTATCGCAGCAAGCTACCGCTATGTCTGGTTTGGCAAGTTCCATGACATCGGTAGCTCCTGCAATGAAAAATGCAGCGGATGCAACTTCAAAAAGCACTACCTCTCAAAATAATAATACGCAGTCAATTAATAAACTTGGTGGTTCTGTAACTAAACTAGACGAAATACAGAAAAAGTCAAGTCAAAATATGAATGACGCTGCAAAACACTTTGCAGCAGCAGCACATTCTTCCGGACAAGCTCTTAGAAGTTTTAAAGACAAACTATTAAGTGCTGAAGAAGGATTCGGGAAATACGGCGACGCCATCACTAAGATGGGCGATTCAGCGTTTGAATTAGGCAAGAGTTTTGGAGTTTTAGGAACCCTCTTTGGAGGAGCATTAAAAGTTGGCTCAATCGTCCTAGACTATCAATCTAAACAAGCAGATGCATTATTCAGTGCAACTGATGAGATTTCTAGATTAGGCGCAGCCGGAACGTTTACCGTCGAAGAAATTCGAAAAATGGGAGCCGGCGCAGGATTAGCATCAGCCGAATTAGAGAAGCTCATAAATCCAATGAAGTCTGTACAAGGGGGCTTTGCTGGATTAGGGGGTTCTCAGTCTGAGGGTATCAAAAAGTTTGGTCAACTTGCGGCTGTTAGCGAAGGTACACGTAGAGAATTCAAGCGTCTCGGTATGGGAGACCAAGAAAGAAACCAAGCTCTAGCTGACTACATCAGTATGATGAATAAATCCGGTGCTGCATTCTCCGGCAATTTAAAAACACAGAGTGGCTTACAAAAAGCAGCATTAAACTATACTAGAAACCTATACGAATTAGCTGAGATAACAGGTAAAGATACAGCAACAGTAGCCAAAGAACGTGAAACTCTTATGGCTTCTATGGAAGTTGCACTCCAACAGAACAAGTGGGAGGAAGAACGCAAAGCTGCAAATACGAGACTAAGAGAAGCCAAAACTGACAGTGAAAAACGGGCAGCACAAGCAGACCTTGACCGAATTGACCGTGAGAAAGCAGGGTTCGAACAGTTTAATAATGAATTGCAACAATCCGCACTAAGCGCAGAAATGAAAGCTGCCGCCCAACAGCAATTCTTGACTGGCGTCACCTCTGCTCAAAGTGCCAAATTCAAGATGTACGGTGTTGATTTAGATAAATCAATTGCCGCAGCAAAAAATAATACGCTACAAAAAGGTTCATTAGCTCAAGACATTAAAATTGGAATGCAAAAGACCTTAGACAACCTTGACCAACGCACGGTCGGGATGTCAGAAGATTTACAAAAAGCATACGGATACGACCAAGAAACTATTGCTAAGCTAAACCAGCAAATGAAATATGATTTGCGAACTGAGGCGGGTCGCGCCGCAGCAGCGGTTAAGGCCAACCAAGCAGGAACAGGGGTAGCTGCGACAGACCCTGCTCAGGAAATGCGCAATGACTTAGTTGAAGCAGAGCGTAAGGCTAAGTTAGTAGTAGATGAACTTGCTGCATCGATGAATCCGTTCTTAGGTAATATGGGAATGCTTAAAGCGTTTGGTGGACTTGCTGCACTGGCGGCTGCTGGATTAGCAACAGTAGTGGCAGCTAAAGGTTTGTCAGGTCTGCTTTCATTCTTTAAGAAAGGTGATGCAGCAGCTATTCCCGGCGCCGCAGCTACTCCGGGCGCTGCACCATCAGCTACTCCAAGTGCAGCGCCAGTACGCATCCAAGAAGACCAGCTTCTAGATAAAAACGGTAAACCATTAAGGGGCGCAGCTAGAGACGCTAGGATGTGGAAACTAGCCGGAGATAAAGGCGCAACAGTTGAACCTGCAAAGAAGGGTATAGGCGGTGCAATTAAAGGCATTGCAAAATCACTATCTGATGCAGGGGCAGCAGCACCCGGAGTAATAAAGGGAGCAGGCGCATTAGCAGTAGCTATTACTGAGTTCGGTGCAGGTATAGCCGGCGCAGTTTGGATTTTTAGTAAAGCTCTGCCTTCATTCGCTGATGGACTCAAATCATTCAAAGAAGTCGATCCCATGAATCTACTTGGTGTAGGCTTAGGTATGGCAGGGCTTGGCGTTGGTATACTGGCAATGGGCGCAGGAACAGTAGCCTCTGCAATTGGAAGCTTAGCAAAACTACTTACTGGCGGAAAAGATCCGTTCGAAGACATTTCACATATGCTGTTCACTATGTCAATTCTTGACATTGACCCTAAACGAGTTGAGGATAATAGTGAGGCGCTAATATCATTTGCTAAAGCAATGGCTGCAATATCAGGTTTAGGCGCACTTAGTGGAATCGGTAACGCAATTAAGGGGGTATCCGAATCATTCGGATCATTGTTTGGATCACAAACACCTCTAGAACAGTTAGTAGAATTCTCTGAGTTATCAATTGACGCAAAACAAACAAAGAATAATGCACTTGCATTTAAATATTTTGCTGAAGCTATGGCATCATATGAAGGATTAGGCAGTGATGTCGGTGCAATTGGATCTGTTTTAGCCGACGCTACAGCAAAGTTTTTCGATGTTAAGCCGCCATTAGAGCAAGCTGTATATTTTTCTCATTTGGATATTAACAAAAAGAAAACGGAAATTAATGCTAAATCATTCGTACTATTTTCAGAAGCAATGTCCTCTTATAAAGGAGGTCCAGGATTACTAGATGCAGTCAGTACTATAGCCGGCGCTGCCCTGTATAAGTTATTCCAGCGTGAGGGACCAATGGAAAGCTTTAAGCGTTTCACTGAAATGAAGTTCGGTGAAAATGCTCTGAAAAACTCAACTGCATTTTTTAACTTTGCAAAAGGTATAGCAATTCTGTCATCAACCGGACCCGGTCTATTAGATACCGCAATCAGTGCAGGCGCCAATATAGTAGGGGCCGCTGGTACAGCTATTGCCGGTGCTGCGGCAGCAGTAGGAAATTTCTTCACCGGCGATGCAGGTACACAGCAAGGTTCAGAAGTAAAAATCGGAAATGAAATTAGAAAAGGCGGAACGGTGTCTTGGCGAACCAACAATCCTGGAAACGTTTCTTATGGTGGTCTGGCTAAGAGTTACGGTGCAGTAGGTCGCTGGATAAAACCAGACGGTGACAAGCAACAACGTACTACCGGTATTGCTATCATGCCAACTTATGAACACGGTCTCAAATTAAAAATGGGACTGTGGAGAAGGCCAATGTACCAACCCTTAACGATGGCTGAAGGGGTAAGCCAATGGGTAACTGGCAAGGCGCGCCCGGTTGCACCACATACTGCAAACTATGCTAAAGATATGGCTCAAGCCGCCGGCGTCCCTGTTAATTTCCCCCTTAGTAAATTAAGTGATTCGCAACTTAGAGCGGCAGCTATAAAACAAGAAAAATGGGAAGGGTTCAAAGCGGGGACAATTGCTAAAGCAAGATCGGGCGGCGTTTTCACCGGACCTAAATCCGGGTACCCAATCGAAATGCACGGAACTGAAATGGTAATTCCGTCTACACCAAATTCAATACTTACTAAATTAGCTCAATCATCAAGTGAAGTCTCTAACATGACTTTTTCTGCATTACGTAAATCTGCAACTAAAGACGGAGATCGTCCGGCTAGAGATGAAACTACTTTCCTAAGTCCAGAAATGATATTAGATTTGGCTAAAAAGTTTGATAATGTGATTGGTGTACTAGAAGATAGTCAAGATACCAACCACAAGATATTAAAACATTCTATGGCATAACACTAAATACTACACTGAGAGAATTACCAAATGTCATATAAAAAGAAGTTTTTGAATAAGAGCGGGATGTCAAGCCCTATCTCCGGCATGAACAGCAATGCTGGTGCTTGGAACGGTCAAGATGGATCAATGTCAGGTGGTTATAGTAACACTGACTTTGGCTACAAGAATTACATGTCAAGACTTCCAGAAGTCTATACCGGACATCCTAACAGAATCGAACGTTACAACCAATATGAAATGATGGACGTTGATGCTGAAATCAACGCTTGTTTAGACATCATTGCGGAATTCTCTACACAGCGTAATGAACATAACAAGACTCCATTCAGCTTTGAATTCAAAGATGATCCTACTCCACATGAAGTAGAACTGTTGACAAAGCAATTACAGCAGTGGTGTAAACTAAACGAGTTTGATGTTCGTATGTTTAAGATTTTCCGCAACGTAGTTAAGTACGGAGATCAAGCATTCGTCCGTGACCCAGAAAACTTTAAGCTTTACTGGATTGACATGGTTAAGGTTATTAAGGTAATTGTTAACGAAAGTGAAGGCAAAAAGCCTGAACAGTATGTCATTAAAGACATCAATATCAACCTACAGAATTTGAGCGTTGCACAAAAAACGAATACTGACTTTGCAGCTAATCCAGCAACTGGATTAGGGGGCAGTGGCGGCGGCACCAACACTCCATATACAGTGCCTGCGATGCCATATAATACTACTGGCTCACGCTTTACTTTAGGACAGAGTGAAGCTGCGGTAGATGCAAAGCATATTGTTCATTTGTCGCTAACTGAAGGGCTTGACAGATTCTGGCCTTTCGGTCAGTCAATTCTTGAAAACATCTTTAAAGTTTACAAGCAGAAAGAACTACTAGAAGATGCTGTTCTAATCTATCGTGTACAACGTGCTCCTGAACGTAGAATGTTCAAGATTGACGTTGGTAACATGCCAAGTCACATGGCTATGGCATTCGTTGAGCGTGTTAAGAATGAAATTCACCAGCGCAGAATCCCTTCACTATATGGCGGCTCAAGCGTAGTTGATGCTACATATAACCCGCTATCAATGAACGAAGACTATTTCTTCCCAGTTACAGCAGAAGGTCGTGGTTCAAGTGTTGAAGTTCTTCCAGGAGGACAGAACTTAGGCGAAATCGATGACTTGAAATATTTCAACAATCGTCTTGCTCGTGGTCTTCGTGTACCGTCATCATATCTTCCAACTGGACCAGATGACAATACCACTCCATTAAGCGACGGTCGTGTCGGTACTGCAATGATTCAAGAATTCAGATTCAATCAGTACTGCGAACGTTTACAGAACTACATGGCTATGAAACTTGATGAAGAATTCAAGTTGTTCTTGCGCTGGAGAGGTTTTAATATTGATACTCAAATGTTTAGTATCATGTTTAATCCTCCTCAAAACTTTGCTGCATACCGTCAAAGTGAACTAGACAATGCTAGAGTAAGTACCTTCACTGCTATGGAGACCCTCCCTTATATCTCAAAACGTTTTGCACTCGAAAGATTCTTAGGATTGACCGAAGAAGAAATCAAGCGCAACGAAATGCTTTGGGAAGAAGAAAACAAAGAAGAAGTGCCGATGGACCCATCTGGTTCAGACTTACGTAATATCGGCATTAGCTCTGGTGATTTCCAATCTGATATTGACACTGCGGATGAAATTGAATCATCTGAAGAAACACCTGCTGAAGGTCCGGATGTTGCAGGGCCAGTTGATAGTGCAGGCGGAGAAGCTGTGCCAGGCGGAGCAGCAGGGCCTGTAGGCGGCGGTATGCAAATCTAAATTAAATGAAAGACTTTATAAAGTTTCTTTTAATTTGGATTTCTCAGAATTTAGCTATTCCGTTTTGGGTGGTGGGTCATGTTCACTTAAGCATGAATATGAATATCTACCAAGACTTGCATATAATATTAGCATCACTTGGGATGAATATTATTGTAGCCATTGGATTTTGGATAGACTACAAATCACAGAGTTAATTTAGTCGCCAGCCGCCCAAAGTTTTGTATTTCCCATTAATGAGTTTGCTTACGTTACCTCGTTCCAATGAAAAGGTTACTGTAAACTCGTATTGAGTCAGCCGAATTACTTCATTAGTTTTTGTGTTTTGAAAAGTATGCACTGTAGGAATATACCTAGAGTTATTTTCCCCGCACATCCTAGTGTGTCCTTTGTTGTGATGATTAGCTGAATCATATCCGGGCTTCTTAGTGTAGTGGTTATCTCCACTAATCTTTTCTTTATTTCTAACATCTTTCATAGGATGTTTGTCTCCTATTAAGGTTCTGCCACCTGTACCGGATTCTTCAATCATATTTGCCCAGCGCGGACTTTCGACTACATTCCATAGCCTACTATAATACATTCCCCATTTGCCAAGTTCTTCTTTAGACTCGCATTCCTTTATGACAATAGTTGTTATGTCTGCACCGTATTTCTTAAGATGGCGCCGCCAATACAACCCGGACCCGGTATATTTGAGTGGGTTCTTTTTTGAAGTTTGACACAGGTAATGGAGTTCAGTAGTTTTGTGTACTTTAACACATAGATAATAAATAGTCATTGCTGGTGCTCTTTCGTAGCATTAGAGCGAGTAGATGTTGGTAGCATCGTGACCCGCAACTTTATTTATCATTCAGCGATAAATAAAAGAAAGGATGTGACCAATGCAACTGTTTGAAATGTTCGATGCACCAATTAATGGTCTACAAGATGTCAATGATGACAACAGCAAGCCGGTGTGGAGAACATCCCGCAAAACTAAATTGACTCTCGCTCAGATTAGAAAATTACGTAGAATGATTGATGTGCGTAACTATGAGAAGCAGATTTATTTGGGCAAGGTCCGTAATCAATACGGGGCTAAACCAGAAGCAGAAGCCGGCGCTGCCGCTTAATTACTATAGTAATATAAAAAACTCAAAAAAGTAGTACTTATTGAGTACTTTTCCTGACTACGGCATAAGTAATTCTACAAAGCCATTTCTATTCAGGAGAAAATCTAATGGACATTAAGAAATTTGAAAAGTTAATTGACCTCGTAATCAATGAGGACAACGAAAGAGCTAACGAGCTATTCCACGAAATTTGTGTTGAAAAATCCCGCGAAATCTTTGAGTCAATCTTGGCTGAAGATGACATGGACATGGACGACGATTCACTTGAAGAAGGTGAAGACGGCGGCATGGGCGGACAAGTAGGTGATCTACTTGACGAAATTAACGCAGAAGAAGAAGGCATGACCGAAGATGAAGAAGAAGACATCGACTTTGGTGATGAAGAAGTAGAATTCGGAAGCGACGAAGACGGCGAAGACCTAGAAGGCGGCGATGAAGTTGAAGATGCTGTAATCCGCATCGAAGACAAGCTAGACCAGTTGATGGCTGAATTTGAAGACATCATGGGCGGCGGCGCAGACGCAGGCGATGACATGGACTTCGGCGGCGAAGAAGGCGACATGGACGGCGACGAAATGGACTTCGACGGCGAAGAAGACGAAGAAGCAATGATGGAAGCTGTTCAGCTTAAGAAAGTTTCTGTAACTCATGGCGACAATGGCGTACAGACAAGAAGCCCGAGCCTACAGAACTCAGGTCAGGCTGGCATGGACAGCAACCCAGTAAAGTTCAGCGGTCACGATGAAGCAGTTCCTACTGCTCCTAAGGCTCCAAGCAATTTCTACTCAAAGGGTGAAACATCTGTAAAGGGTGCAGGCAACTTCAAGAATGCTCCAGGTAAGGACAACTTCAAGGACAAGGGCGAAGCAGCTCCTAAGCCAAAGCACGGTGACGATGGCGCGCACACAAGAAGCCCAGTTGCTGAATCACGTAGACCAGCACGTAGACCAATTCGCTAAGGGAATCTGAGAGAAATGGCTTTGTATCTCAGAGAAAATCTAACGTTCGACCGCGCAGGCATGGTGGTCGAATCTATTCGTGAAGAGGGCGCCGATTTTAAGACCCTCTATATGAAGGGGATTTTCATTCAGGGCGGGGTAAAAAACGCAAATGAGCGTGTTTACCCCGTCAATGAAATTGAAACTGCGGTAGATACTCTAAACAAGCAAATCTCAGAAGGCTACTCCGTTCTCGGTGAAGTCGACCATCCCGATGATCTTAAAATCAATTTAGACCGTGTATCACACATGATTACAAGCATGTGGATGGACGGGGCCAACGGTTTTGGCAAACTAAAAATTCTTCCTACTCCAATGGGTCAACTAGTAAGAACTATGTTGGAGTCAGGAGTAAAGCTAGGTGTATCCAGTCGTGGATCAGGTAATGTAAACGACATGGATGGTAAAGTCAGTGATTTTGAAATTATCACTGTCGATATCGTCGCCCAACCTAGCGCACCGAACGCATATCCCAAAGCAATTTATGAAAGTCTCATGAACATGAAGCACGGACATAAAATGTTAGAGATTGCTAAGGAAGTACAGGGTGACAAAAAAGTACAACGATTCCTTGGTGAGGAAGTAAAGCGTCTCATCAATGAACTTAAATTATAAAAGGAATCAAATAAAATGTTAGATGCTATCAAGCCATTACTTGAAAGTGGTCTCATCAACGAAGATATCGGGCAGCAGTTAAATGAAGCCTGGGAAACTAAGTTGAATGAAGCTCGCCAAAAAGTACGTGCAGAACTCCATGAGGAATTTGCACAACGTTATGAACATGATCGTAGCGTGATGGTTGAAGCCCTTGACAAGATGATGGCTGAAAATCTCTCAGACGAAATTCGTGAATTTGTAGACGAGAGAAAAGCGATGAACGAAGACCGTGTTCAAGCGAAGCTTAAGCTTCGTGAAAATGCAGCTAAGTTCAACGACTTTATGGTCACTAAGTTAGCCGAAGAAATCCGTGAATTACGTTCAGATCGTAAGGTACAGATGGAAAATCAGCAGAAGCTAGAGCAATTCGTTGTTCACGCCCTATCAAGAGAAATTAAAGAATTCTCACAAGATAGACAAGCAGTAGTCGAAGCTAAGGTTAAGTTGGTTGCAGAAGGTCGTAAGCAGCTTGAAGCACTCAAAGCAAAATTCATTGCTGAAAGTGCCAAGAAGCTTAGCTCAGCAGTCGCAGGTCAACTTAAGGGTGAACTATCACAGCTTAAAGAAGATATCAAGATTGCAAGACAAAATAACTTTGGACGTAAGATTTTCGAAAGCTTTGCAAGTGAATTCTCTGTAACTTATCTAAATGATAAAGCAGAAACTCGCAAAGTAATGAATGTTCTTGCTTCTAAGGAAAGACAACTTGCCGAAGCTACATCAAAGCTAGCACAAGCAGCTAAGATTGTAGAATCGAAAGACCGTGAAGTTCGCATTATTAAGGAATCTTCGCAGCGTGAGAAGACAATGGGTCAACTATTGTCAACACTTAACACTGAGAAAGCCGAAGTAATGGGAGCATTACTAGAAAGCGTACAGACAGCAAAGCTAGAAAACGCTTTCAACAAGTATCTACCAGCCGTTCTCAATACTGGCTCAGAGATTGCCCCTAAGAAAAAGGCACTAACTGAATCTATTATTGCAGAAGCAACTGGTGATAAAACTGCCAAAAAGACCGTAGAAGTCGATATCACAGAAACAGATAATGTGATCGACCTCAAGCGATTAGCAGGGCTATAATAAAAACCGACATAATTTAGGAGAATAATATAATGTCAAAAGTACTCTTAGAAAGCCGTTGGGGCGAAACAAAAGACGCCCTGCTTGAAGGCTTAAAGGGCAATCGTCGTTCAACAATGAACGTATTGCTTGAAAATACCAAGAAGCAGCTTCTTGCTGAAAGTTCAGCCGGAACTACAACTGCCGGTAACATTGCAACACTAAACCGTGTTATCCTTCCGGTAATTCGTCGTGTTATGCCAACTGTTATCGCTAACGAACTAGTTGGTGTTCAGCCAATGACTGGCCCAGTTGGTCAGATTCACACTCTACGTGTGCGTTACGCAAACTCATTGACTGACAACTCAGCAGCAGCAACTTCGGTAACTGCTGGTGAAGAAGCACTTTCACCATTCAAGATTGCACAGGCATACTCACGAGTACCGCTTGATGCAACCGACACTAGCTTCTACACAGGCGCTGATACAGCGGCTCTAGAAGGTAATGGTGGTAAGCAGATTTCTGTTCAGATTCTTCGTCAGGCTGTTGAAGCCAAGTCACGTAAGCTACAAGCTCGTTGGACTTTCGAAGCTGCTCAGGACGCTCAGTCACAGCATGGTATCGACGTAGAAGCAGAAATTATGGCTGCTCTTGCACAAGAAATTACTGCTGAAATCGATCAGGAAATCTTGCTTTCACTTGCAACTCTTGCTTCAACTGAATACACATTCAACCAAGCAACTGTTTCAGGTACTGCTACTTACGTTGGTGACGAACATGCTGCTCTAGCTGTTCTTATCAACCGCGTTGCAAACTTGATTGCACAGCGTACTCGTCGTGGTGCAGGTAACTGGGCTGTTGTTTCACCAGCTTCGTTGACTGTTCTTCAGTCAGCTACAACTTCTGCATTCGCTCGTACAACTGAAGGCACTTTTGAAGCTCCAACTAACACTAAGTTCGTTGGTACTCTTAACGGTGCAATGCGTGTATTTGTTAACTCATATGCACCAGACACTCAGCCAGTACTTGTTGGATACAAGGGTTCATCGGAAACTGATGCAGCAGCATTCTACTGCCCATACATTCCGTTGATGTCTTCAGGCGTTGTTCTTGATCCGTCAACATTCGAACCGGTCGTATCATTCATGACACGTTATGGTTACATCGAATTGACGAACACCGCGAGTTCGTTTGGTAATGCTGCCGATTACGTCGGAGAAATTGCGGTACAGAACCTCACCTTCCAATAAGAAATTATTGGTTCGTAAGAACAAATTGGAAAAGGGGGCTTCGGTCCCCTTTTCTTATGGTATTATTATTATTGAAAAGTCAAACTTTGGACTAAATACTAATATGTTCAAAGAAAACAAATATACCAAATACTATAACTTGCTCACTAACCGAGCCAAGGGCCGTGTATTAAATGAATACACCGAGCGCCATCATATCATTCCACAATCCTTAGGTGGTTCTAATGACAAAGATAATCTAGTAGACTTAACCGCAAGAGAACACTTCATCTGCCATTGGCTTCTAATTAAGATGACAGAGGGTGAACATCGTGGGAAGATGCTTTATGCACTGCAAGGGATGAAGGCAGAAAACAAGTATCAGCAACGCTATTCATCTGCTATAACTTCAAGAGTATATGAACGATATAGAATAGAACATGCCAAAAACCATTCAGAACGAATGAAGGGAAAAGAACCTTGGAATAAAGGCAGAAAATTAGAAGGGGATGAACTAGAAGTTCATTTAGAGCGTACTAGAAATAGAAGGAAACCTTCACCTGAAACAGTAGCCGCCGCGCAGGCCATCCGAATCGCTAAAGTGACTGGGCAAAAACGCTCTATTGAAACTAAAGAAAAAATGTCATTAGCTAAAAAAGGGATTGCTAAAGGTCCGATGACAGAAGAACACAAATCTGCTATCAGTGCAGGTGGCAAGGGTATTAAGAAACATTCAGGTCACGGAGATAAAGTTCGTCAAGCTAACATCGGTAATGTATCCATAAACAAAGATGGTGCTGAGAAGAAAGTGAAGCGTGATGCACTTGACCAATGGTTATCAGATGGTTGGGCATTGGGTGGTAGAAAGCGGATCAAGATATCCTAGTATCACCGTCTACTGTAGCATTCATTATTGACTTCTTACCAGTACGCAACTTCTTATTATACAGTCTAGCACAGTTAGCACACAATGTCAATAGATTATTTTTCTTTTTGTTCTTCTTGTTTCCATCTACATATACTAAATCAAGTTGAATACGATCCTCAGGAACAAAACTACATTCTTCACATTCATTTTTCTTATGCTGTAAATGCTTGAATCTACCGTTGTACATTGACTTAGCACAGTCTTCGCAATACTTGTGCCACTTCTGAAATCCATGTTTACTCTTTCCATTAGGCTTTGCAAGTGAAAACTTACAATGATTGCATATGGGTCTTGGCTGGGGATGAGTAAGCATATTGTATTTATAAAGCGAACCTAAAAACTTTATTCTGCGGTAAATTCTAACAAATAATGATAAATATTATTTAAGAATGGGATAAGTTGATGTCAGCAGAATACTTTAATTCATTAGGCGGTTTTTCAGCAGGATTACCAGAAGTTCCTGTAGTAGATGCCAATGGCAACGTAATTACCAATGTCTTAACTACCGGAAATGTAGCTGCCAATGTATTTTATGCAAGCTATTACAAATGGGCTAACGGTCAACCATTTGTAGCTACCGCCGCTGCCGGTGGTAATAATACTCAGCTACAATTTAATAACGGTGGCGCAATTGATGGAATCCCTAACGCAACTTGGAATGGCAACATCCTTTCGTTGGGCAATGCTTCCTCACTCTCAATTGGAGGCGGCCAAAATGGCTACTTCCTACAAACAAATGGTAACGGTGTATTAACTTGGGCTGCTACTGGCGCCGGCAATCTTACACCCCCCGGCGGTTCTAATACTCAGGTACAATTTAATGATGAAGGCGAATTTGCAGGAAGTGCTAATTTTACTTTTGATCAAGACGTTAGTACTCTTAGGGTCTTAAACGCAAACATCGGTAATGTAATAGCGAATTCCTATTCTGGTAACGGAACTCCGTTGACGTTCAACACGAGTGCTAAAATACTGTACGTAGCAACCAACGGGAACGATGCTAACAACGGCGACATTAACAAACCTTACTTAACAATTAAGGCTGCATTGGCTGCTGCTAGCGCCGGCGGCTTCTCAGTTCACGTAGCTCCGGGAACATACACCGAAGCAAATCCTGTTACTATCCCTGCAAACGTAGCATTGATGGGTGACAATCTTAGAAGCGTCTTTGTAGTTCCACAGACACCATCTGCTGACTTATTCTATGTG